TAATTCTATAAGAGGATTAAAAGGTGGAGGACCTGGTGTATCAAATGTTATAGATTATATAACTATTACTAATGGTGGTACGGCTCTTGACTTTGGAGACTTAGCTACTGCAAGAACAGAATTAGAAGCAACATCAAATGCACACGGTGGTTTAAGTGACGGGTATCAAGGAACGAGAATAGCACCAATACCATTAGGCGGTGGAAACGGAGATCTTGGTTTTTTTGTAGCTGGAGAGACTGGTTCTAATAGTGGTTATCAAAGCAGAATAGATGTTGTTCAAATAAGTACTTTAGGTAATGCTAGTAGTTATGGAGATTTAGTTGCTGCAAAAGGAAGAGGAAGCGGGGCAGTTTGTTCAGATGTAAGAGCTGTTCAAGGAGGTGGAAAAATTTCATCTAATACAGCAACCATGGATGCTTTTGATGTTAGATCACAAGGCAATGCATTTGATTTTGGAGATTTATCAAGTGCTGCTGTTGCAACTAGAGGAGCTGGAAGCACTACAAGAGGTATATTTGCTTTAGGTGATGTAGGTGATTCAGCAGTTGATACTGTAGAATTTATTACAATTGCAACTATAGGAGACACTACAGATTTTGGAAATTTAACTGTTGGAAGAAAAAATCCCGCAGCTTGTAGTTCAACAACAAGAATGATTAATGGTGGTGGTTTTGGTCCAAGTTATAGTAATGTTATGGATTATGTTACAATTGCTTCTGCTGGTAATTCAACAGATTTTGGAGATTTAAGTAATGCAAGAAATCAATTAGATGCTCTTTCTTCTTCAACAAGAGGCGTATGGTTTGGTGGGGCGTTAGCTCCAGATGGTAGTGCTGCAAATACTATTGACTATGTGACCATATCATCAACTGGTGATGCAGCAGACTTTGGAGATATAACTGTTGCAAGGCAGCAAGCATTAGGTGGTAGTAATAGTACTAGAGGAGTTATGATGGGCGGTGAAAATGGTGGAATAAAAAATACAATAGACTATATAACTATTGCTTCTACTGGAAATGCTGCTGATTTTGGAGATTTAACAGATGCTAAAACATTTGGTGCTAGTTGTTCTAATGGTCACGGAGGATTATCATAATGGCTGTTTGGGATTTAAAAGAAATTTATAAGGAAATAAGAAGCAACACTTGGGCAAAAGCTAGTAAAGGAGCATGGTTTGGTGGAGCAACACCCTCAGCAACAAATGTAATTCAAACTCTAACCATGGAAACTTTAGGTAATGCTGCGGACTTCGGAGATTTAACTGCTGCAAAGCAGAGATGTGGTGCAAATTCATCTTCTACAAGAGCAGTAGTTGCAATAACAGGTAGTGGTAATGCAATAGATTATAAGGAGTGGTCTTCAAACGGTAATGCTTCTGATTTTGGTGATTTAACTGCTACATTTTATCAAATGGGAAAAATGGGTGGCACTGAAACAAGAGCTGCTTTTGCTGGTAGTTCTCAACCCGATGAAGCATCCCTTAATACTATTGATGTTGTATCACTACAAATTCTTAATAGCACAGCTGATTTTGGAAACTTAACTGTTGCAAGAAGTGCTGGAGCAGGTGGGGGTAATAACATAAGAGGGTTATATTTTGGAGGTTATAGATATCCAGCTGATGCAGATAGTGATGTTGTAGACTATATAACTTTTGCTACTGCTGGTAATGCTACTGACTTTGGAAATTTAAGTAGTGCACAAATTTACAACGGAGGATGCGGTGGTAAAGTTAGAGGTTTTAATCTGGGTGGTAATCAATATCCTGCTTTAACTTCACAAATTGATTATTTCACGATTGCAACAACAGGTAATGCTAGTGACTTTGGAGATTTAAATTCTGCTTCAAATTATAGTGCAGGTCAATGTGAAAATAAAATACGAGCATTAATAGGTGGTCTTGGTTCTGGTGCTACAAATATCGTAGAATATATTACTCAAGCCACTACAGGAAATACTGCTGATTTTGGAGACTTAGCAACAAGTATTAAAGAAAATAATAATGGGGCAACTTCAAACAATCAAAGCGGTATAACAGAAGATAATATAATTCAAGCACCATCAGTAACCTATATGCCTGGATCAGGAAGAGGTTTTATGTTGGGAGGCGTGTCTGCTCCTGTTACGTTAGACACCATACAAATTATACAAATAGATACTTTAGGAAATTCTGTTGACTTTGGTAATTTAGTAAAAGCAAATCAAGGTGGTGGAGGTGGATCAAGTTCAACTAGAGCTATATTAGGTGGAGGATCTGGTTTTGGAACTGATATTAATAGTATAGAAATGCAGTCGCAAGGTAACGCTGCTGATTTTGGTGACTTAACAGCTACAAGAGGTGATGGAGGAGGTTTTAGTAGTGCAACAAGAATGGTTTTTTCAGGAGGAAGTGCTTCAGGAACGCAATCAAATGTAATTGATTTTGTAACTATAGCAACAGCAGGTAATGCATCAGATTTTGGAGATTTAACTGTTGCAAGATCAGTTTATGGTGCTGGTGGAGGTAGTTCTACTAGAGGATTAACTTTTGGTGGGTCTGTGTATAATAATGCTCCAGCAAGTAATGTAAGTGATGTAATTGATTATGTAACAATAGCGTCAGCTGGTAATGCAACTGATTTTGGTAATTTAAGTGCAGCTAGATATGGTGGCGGTGTTGTAGATAGTGGAGTAAGAGCTGTTAAAGGTGCCGGATGGCATGGTGATAATGATGAAATATATGATATAGTAGATTACATAACTATAGCTTCAACAGGTAATGCCACAGATTTTGGAGATTTGACAACTGCTAGAAAATATATTGCAGGTATGTCAAATTCTAAAAGAGGAGTATTTGCTGGAGGACAAACTCCTGGCAATACTAATATTTTAGATTATATTACAATTGCTTCAACAGGTAATGCGGCAGACTTTGGAGACAGTGCAACCTCTAGTCATAGAAGTGGTATAGGTGCTTCAGACTCACATGGAGGTTTACAAGCTTAAAATAATATAGTAAAGTCCTATATATGAAAGAAGAATTATTACAGATATTTCCAACGCCAGTGCTTATTACAAAGTACGAAGGTGATTTAAGTAAAGAAATAAAGTACGTGGATTCTTTACCTTACAAGGAACAAAAAACTAATGCTAATTTTAAATCTGCAGATAGTTATTTATTAGAAATAGAACAATTAAAAAATTTAAAAGATTTTTTTTACGAAAGTTTAAATAAGTATACTAAAAATATATCTCAATCAGATCAAAGATTAGTTATTACTCAATGCTGGGCTAATAAAAATCCACCAGGTTCAAAGCATCATGAACACGTGCATCCTAATAGTATATTAAGTGGAGTCTTTTATCTAAGACAAGATAAAACATTACCACCTATACAATTTCAAAAAACAATACAAGCTGCTATGAAACTAGATCCTAAGAAATATAATAATTTAAATTCAGAAACATTTTTATTACCATGTGTGGATGGAGAACTATTATTATTTCCATCGGATTTAAAACATAGCGTGCCATTAAATTTAGGAAAAGAATCAAGATTAAGTATGTCTTTTAATACATTTAGTGTTGATACATTAGGTAGTGAAGATAGTTTAACCCATTTAGATATAAGGAGAATAATGAATGAACACAATTGAAGATTATATATACGTAGAAAATTACATACCAGTAGAGCTGTGTAAATTATTGATAGAAGAATGTAACAAAAAAGAATGGAAAAAACATACTTGGAATAACTATGCTGAAGGCACATTTGAATCTGAGCCAGAAAAAGAATTAGATGTAATGCCTTGTACAAAAGAACAACAAGATAAAATTACACCTTATTTAATTAAAGCATTAGAAGAGTATCAACTAAAACATAGTTGGCCAGGTAAAAAAACTAGTCCTCCATGGCTTACTAAATTTTCACCTATAAGATTTAATAAATATGAAGTAGGTAATACTATGAGAGAACATTATGATCATATACATAGTATTTTTGATGGAAAAATGAAAGGAGTTCCTATAATATCTATTGTTGCAAATTTAAATGATAATTATGAAGGTGCAGAATTTTATTGCAGGGGCAAAAAAATTCCTTTAAAAACAGGAGATATATTATTATTTCCATCAACTTTTATGTACCCACATGAAGTTAAGGAAGCAACTAAAGGCACTAGATATTCATTTGTAAGCTGGGCTTTTTAGTAATATAAAGGGTTATATGTTACAGAAGGTAAAATTTCAACCAGGATTCAATAAACAAGTCACATCAACGGGTGGCGAAAGCCAATGGGTTAATGGCGACAATGTTCGTTTTAGATATGGTTCACCTGAAAAAATAGGCGGCTGGGCACAATTAGGTTCTGTTGATATAACAGGGCGTAACACAGCTATTCATCATTTTATAAATACATCAGGTATTAAGTACGCTGCACTAGGAACTAATAGAATTTTATATGTATATTCTGGAGGTATTTTTTACGACATACATCCAATTAAAGCGACAACAACTTTAACAAGTGCTTTTTCTACAACTAATGGATCTTCAACTGTAACTTTAACTTTTTCATCAGCGCACAATATAAACAAATTTGACATTATATTATTAGACAATTTTAGTTCTGCAACTAACTCTAATTTTGCAGCAAGTAATTTTAATGACAATAAATTTATGGTAACTACCATTCCAACAGATACTACTTTAACTATTGATGTTGGATCTAATGAATCTGGTTCAGGCGCATCTACATCAGGCGGTATTAGAGTTAAACACTACTATCCTGTTGGGCCAGCTGTAGAGGTTGCATCTACTGGTTGGGGTCTTGGATCGTGGGGCGGGCAACAAGCAGGACAGTTTACCTCAACGTTATCATCAAGTATTAATACATCAGTTACAAGTTTAACAATGGCAAGTTCATCGTCTTTTCCATCTTCTGGAACAGTTATTATAGGAACAGAATTAATTACTTACACAGGAAATAGCAGTGGAACGTTATCTGGCTTAACAAGAGGAGCTAATGGTACAACGGCAGCTAGTCATAGTTCTGGTGCAACAGTTACCGATGCATCAAACTTTTTTGCATGGAACTCAGCAGCATCAGGAGATATTATAACAGCGCCAGGTTTATGGTCACTAGATAATTTTGGTAATAAACTTATTGCAACAATTAATAGTGGAGAAACATTTGAATGGAATTCAAACCCAACAGGTGCGACAGATACAAGAGCAACTATTGTAAGCAACGCACCAACTGCGTCAGCATTTAGTTTAGTATCTACACCAGATAGACACTTAATATTTTTTGGAACAGAAACAACTATTGGAACAAAATCTACACAAGATCCTATGTTTGTCAGATTCTCGTCACAAGAAGATATTAACACGTACACGCCTTCAGCAACTAATACTGCAGGTACACAAAGACTTGCAGATGGATCTAAGATTATGGGAGCAATCAGAGGTAGAGATGCAATTTACGTTTGGACAGACACAGCTTTATTTACTATGAGATTTGTTGGCCCACCGTTTACATTCTCGTTTCAACAAGTTGGTACTAACTGTGGATTGATAGGACAGAATGCTGCTGTTGAAGTAGACGGTACAGCTTACTGGATGTCAGAGAATGGTTTCTTTAGATATTCTGGTAGACTAGAATCATTACCGTGTTTAGTTGAAGATCATGTCTTTGATGATATTAATACAATTCCAAAACAACATATTAATGCAGGACTAAATAACTTATTTGGTGAAGTAATGTGGTTCTATCCTAACTCAGGATCAGGCACAGTTAATAGA